ATTGGCGTCCTGAAATTCGCACATGCGCATAACCGCGCTTCAGCGGTTTTTTTGCGCACGTTTCCTCACATCCAAATTATGGTGGGGCGTGCAGGGGCATCGAAAGATGCGCCGGGGTCATGTGCGACCGGTTACGCCAACCCTGTACGTCTCACCACCTCTATGATTGGCGTCTTATGTGGTGAGTTTTCAAAATTCGCACATGAGGATGTCACTATGGCAACCACCCCTACCCAAACTCACCCAAAAATCGATGTTATCCACGGTAAGGTCGTTACCTCTTCTTTGGCAGTCGCCGAATATTTCTGCAAGCAACATAAAAACGTTATTCAAAAAATCCAGATGCTTGAATGCTCGGTTGAATTTGCTGAGCTGAATTTTCAGCCCAGTGAATACATCGATTGCACAGGTCGCAAACTCCCTTGCTATCAAATCACCCGCGACGGCTTCGCGTTTCTTGCTATGGGGTTCACTGGTAAGCGTGCTGCTCGTTTCAAAGAGGCATACATCAATGCCTTTAACCAGATGGAGAAGAGTTTATCAGGTGCTGGTGCGGCTGATATGTCAGCCGTCGCACGAAACGCCAGAGGCGTATACCTGCATTTGCGTGAAATCCATCAAATCTGGAAAAGCCAGCTTTATCCCATGCTTAAGGCCGTTGAATCTCCGCTGGCGAGCAAACTGTACGACCGTGTAGGAGATGCTGTATTTGGCGCAGCACTTGTTGATTCCAGGCTCAATGGTTCTGACAAGGAGGTGCGCCCATGATTCGTCGAGTCGTTAATTCCCTGTATCACCGATACAACCGTTGCCCCCGTGTGGGGCAGTGGTTCGCCACCAGCAACGGTCACGTTCTGCGGGTTTGCCTGGTCAGCACCGAAAGCCAGAAAGTCGTGTGTGAACTACAGGGACGTAGCTACACCATCAGTTATCCGCTGGTGGCGTTTCAGTCCGGAAAAATGTTTAAACGCCTGGGAGGTGCTCTATGAGCATGGAGCTGATGGTTAAAGCGATGAAAATTCGTGTGGGGAATCCATTGCGAAAACTGGTTCTGGTTAAGCTGGCGGATAACGCCAGCGATCAGGGGGAGTGCTGGCCGAGCTACCAGCATATTGCCGATCAGTGTGAGATCACCAAACGCTCGGTGATGAATCATATTGCGGCGCTTTGTGAGTCCGGATTGGTAAAAAAAGTCACCCGGAAAGGTGAAAAAGGTAACTCAAGTAATATCTATCGTCTGTATCTGGATGGTGCAGGAAATTCACTAGGGGGTAGTGCAAATAATTCACCACCTAGTGAAGCAAATTCACCAGGTGGTGCAGGATATTCACTAGGGGGTAGTGCAGGAGATTCACCCAGAACCAGTCACTCTTTTGAACCAGTCAATGAACCAGTCAATGAACCAACAATTGGCGCATCCGCTGACGCGTCTGCACCAGCGCGTTCTGCTCGGCAGGAATATTCACCGGAATTTGAACAGGCCTGGCAGGAATATCCCAAACGTGCTGGTGGCAATTCCAAGTCAGCAGCCTTCAAAGCCTGGAAAGCCCGTATCAGGGAGGGAATAAAACCGGAGACCATGCTTGATGGCGTGAAGCGGTATGCCGCCTGGGTACGCGCTACAGGAAATACTGGCACACAGTTCGTGAAACAGGCTGCGACGTTCTTTGGACCCGATCGCCACTTCGATGAATTCTGGCAACAGCCAGCCGCTCCCGGAGGTGGGCGGCTGCGACAGGTTGATGTCCTGTCTGGCCTTGGTGCCATGTCTGACAAATTCGGTAAATCCAGTAACAAACTGACATTCTGAGGTGATAGCGATGATGACGTTTGGTCAGCGTGAAAAACAATCAAGACTGCAGGCGCAAATGGATGAGCTACAGGCAGAGCTGGCATTTGCGAAGACAGGGGAAAAACCGTGGCCTTACCGCGCCTGCCGGGAAGCAGAAGGCGCAGGATGCTGCGAAAAACACGGCGAATACAACACGCATATCCTGGAATGGGACGAGCGACATGGTGAGACAGCCTTAAAAATCTCCCGCTGTCCGGAGTGTCTGGCGGATGAGATTAGCGTGACACATCGGGCGTTAGTGGCGCTGAAAGCCGATGCTCTGATTGAAGACGCGGGCATTGCCTTCCGGTTTTGCGACTGTGAGTTTGAAAACTATCTGGAAATTAATCCTGACGCAGCCAGGAATCTTGCAGCCTGCCGTCGCTATGCGGAAAACTGGGCTGATGTTCTCGAGAACGGCACAAGTCTTGTTCTGACTGGCAGCTGTGGCACTGGAAAGAACCATCTGGCTGTGGCTATGGCAAAACACATCATCCGTAACCATCTGGCCAGAGTGGAGATTACTGACGTGATGCGCCTAACCCGCGCGGTGAAAAACTGCTGGCGGAACGACAGCGAAAAAACAGCGGATGAGGTCATCGAGCATTATGCGTCACTGGATTTGCTGATCATCGACGAGGTAGGCGTTCAGTTTGGTAGTGCGGCTGAAATGGCAATTCTTCAGGAAATCATCAATGCGCGTTACGAAAGCGTTTTACCGACAATTTTGATCAGCAACCTTTCTCCGGAAGAGTTGTGGGCGTTTATCAGTCCCCGAATTGCCGACAGGGTCACGGATGGTGGTCGTAACTGGCTGTCGTTTAACTGGCCCAGCTACCGTGCGCATATTGGAGGTGTGGCAGCATGAGCAATCCAGTATGGCGCAATGATGATCTTGAAGGCGCAGTAATTGGCGCATTCCTACTGCGTGGCGCGGATCCTGAAGTGCTGGATGTTGTTGCTCATTTGCCTGCTGAGGTGTTCTCTGTGCGCCAGTACCGCGATATTTACGTGGAAATTTGTCGGCAGGCTCGCAATACCGGTGTTATTGACCCGGTGTTGTTGTGTAACGACATGCCTGAATTGGCTTCTGTGATTACTGATGCCGGGCGTAAGGCCTGGGCGAAATCTTCTCTGGAGTATTACGTTAATGCGCTGCGGCGGAATGCGGCGCTTCGCGATGCAGAAAAAGCACTGAACGAAGCTATTCGTGGAATGCGTGAAGCACATACCAGTGAAGCAGCAGAAGAAGCGCTGAAAACCGCGCAGAACGTTATGGCTACCATATCCACGGATGCAACGGTTATTCAACCTGTTCATATTGATGACGTATTGCCTGATGTCGTTCAGAGGGTGGAAGAGAGAAATCAGGGCGTGGAAAATCCCCGTTCTTTGATGACGGGTATCAGTGAGCTGGATGAGAAAACAGGAGGCATAGAGCCTACAGACCTGGTATTCATTGCTGCCCGTCCATCGATGGGTAAAACCGAACTGGCGCTGGATATCATCGACAAGGTGACAGAGCAGGGATACGGGGTATTGCTGTTCACGATGGAGATGGCAAATATCCAGATTGCGGAACGTATGGTGTCTGCCGCTGGTGGGATGCCGGTATCACGCCTGAAAAATGTTGAGCGCTTTGAGGATGAGGACTGGGCGCGTTTTTCTCAGGGCATTGGACGCATGAGTGGCCGCAATATCTGGATGGTGGATCAAAGTGGTCTGACGATTGATGAAATTTGTGCAACGGCTACCCGCCACCAGATGAAATACCCGGAAACTGCCCTTGTCGTTGTCGACTACCTCGGACTGATTAAAACCCGTAGCACCAGCCGTCACGATCTTGCAGTGGGTGAAATTTCAAAGGGTTTAAAAGGGCTGGCCAAGTCTAACAGAACGCCGGTAATCGCCCTTAGTCAGCTGTCGCGTAATGTTGAATCCAGACCCAACAAACGCCCGATGAACTCAGATCTGAAAAACTCCGGCGAAATAGAGGCTGATGCAGACATCATTCTGATGCTTTATCGCGATGAAGTTTATAACCCAGAAACCCAGGCTAAGGGGATTGCGGAAATTAATATCACCAAGCAACGAAATGGTTCTCTGGGGACCGTTTATCGTCGCTTCTGTAACGGGCATTTTCTGCCTGTAGATCAGGAAAGTGCTCAGGTTCTTTCCACCCCAATGCAGCGGCCCCAGCCGCGCAGATACAGCAATACACGTACCGACAGCAGTAAGATGGAGCGTTTCTTTTGAACAACCAGACTTTAACTTTTACTCCGGAACAATTACGCAAACAGGCGCAGGAAATGCTGCGTCATGCTGAACAACTCGAAAAAACGGGCATAACAAAAGACGCCATCCGTAAAGATATGGCACCCGCGCTTCGGGAATTGATGCAGGCGAAGCATCGCGCACAGAAAGCGGTAGATGAACTGGTGGACTGTGTGGCAGAGCTGGAAACCAAAGTCGGAAAGTTTGAGAAACTTGTGCAGGAGGTTTTGCGCTGATGCGTGATATATATGAAGTTTTAGATCGCTGGGGGGCTTGGGCTGCGGCGGAAAATAGCGGTGTCGATTGGCAGCCTATAGCGGCGGGCTTCAAGGGGATTCTGCCACACGGTAAAAAGTCACGCCTACAGTGCGATGATGATGAAGGAATTATGATAGACGGGTGTGTTGCCCGCCTGCGGAAGTATAAACCAGAGGAATATGAGTTAATTATTGCCCATTTTGTTATTGGTATATCGTTACGAACTATTGCAAAAAAAAGAAAATGTTCTGATGGAACTATAAGAAAAGAGTTACAAACTGCATTAGGATTTATTGAAGGGATATTAACAATTTTATCCTAAAAGAAGAGGGCGTAGCCCTCTTAGTTGGCGAGTAAAATATTATCACTAATAGTTACAGCTTCTGTATCAATCAAATCAAAAGACGGTTGTCTTGAGTTTGTTGATGCAATCAGTAACTCTCTACCGATTTTAGCCTTGTTTATGGCGTAACTTAATTCAATGATATTAATTCCGGTTTTTTCATATAACTTGTGTATCAAAGGATGATCATCATAAGACAATAACCAATGAGCTTTGCTTCTTTTTAGTTTTGATGAAAACCGCCGATGATCCTCATCAGAGAAGCAGAAGTTACTGTATATATTGCGTCCCTCTTTAACATATGGGGGATCTGCATATATAAGACTATCTGAAGAAAGGTTGTGAATTGAATCACTAGCGTCCTTCTGACTTACAGAGATTTTATTAGACAAACCAGCTAATCTTTCAATGCGCTGTATTAATGTTTTTTTAGTAAAACGACAATCTAATTTATAATCTGAATTGGATTGTTTTTGTCCTCCAATAGGCCCTGCGTGCAGCATACCAGAACGATTTGTTCTATTTAGGAAAAAAGTTGCAAAACCTTTTTCTAAGGTTGTATGTTTTTTTATATCTGTTGAGTAATAAACTTCTCTCCAATGTTGCCAAGCATCAATGGTTACTGGCTCATTTTCAATCATATTTACTAACGCATTTGTGTTTTTGGTTAGCGATATCCAGAAGCTATATACACCAGGATTTAGATCGTTAAGAACCAGTCGGTCAATTAATCCGGCACATAATAATGGAAGGGTACCACCCGCGCCACCACAAAAAGGCTCAACAAGAGTGCATCCTTCTAATCTGTTTGTTACAACAAATAGAGCAATGAAACTGGATAGCTTCGCTTTGCCACCGGGATACCGGAACGGAGAAATGCCTGAAGGTATTGTAGGCAAACCAAGCATCTTCATAACTGATTGTTTTTTAATGTTTTTTATGTGTTCCAATTCATACGTTCGCATTTACTATATCCCCGGTGACGTCTCGAAGGCATTATACTTAATTATTGTTTTCATGGACACATTGTATTTTGTTGATAAAATAATCAACAAAAATCTGTAGTTTTCCTTGTATGTGAATGATTTCTTGGTCTGTTAGTATGTGTAAATCGTGGTGTGTTGTTAGGTTAGCGATTATTTTTCCTGAATCTTTATAGCTTGCGATTGTTTGCTTGATAAGCTTAGCATCAGGAGTTTTTTCTTCACCAGGAAATAATTTAGCAAAATTCTTGCTAAAAAAATCTAACAAAGAGTCTAAATCCAGATATTTGAATGTACTTGTCTTTTTATATTCTTCATGCATTGTTGATTGTTTTATGAAATGGGATAGAATCACTTGTATAAGTGTTCTACTTAGCAACATTGCACTGTGTTTGAATCTGATGAAGTGAAGTCTTTTAGCTTCTTCTATTAAATCATCGATTTTTTGGTGATAGTTTGTGAATGCTGTTTTTTTATTTAAGAGATAAACATTTTTTTATTTTTTCTTACAGGAGATTGAGAAGGAGTCATTTCATTCTTTTCTTTTACTCCGTCTGTTGAGTCGGCATCAAGAAGATTTTTTTCGGTTGTCTCATCACCATCGTCTGAAAGGTCAAGGTTCAGTTCTTCTTCTAAAAAATCACTATCATCTTCTTCGCAAGGTGTGAATTTTTCAGCAATCTTAATTAGCCTGTCCATATAAAGGCTGATTTTTTCGTCATTTTCTTGTCGGGTTGTGAGTTCTTTTGTAAAGTGTGCATCTCTTGCCATTTGGGCAAGTATATAATTAAATGCTGCTGGTGATATTTTTCTGATAATTAATTCACCAAAAGAATTAAGATTAATTATTCCAATTCTCTCCCTAAATTCAGAGCGTTGGATTAGTCTCAAAATAGCCTCTACTTTAGCGTTATCAATATCAGAAAGAATTAAATCTTTCTCTTGTGGGGTAAGAGTCTCGATTTCAAGAATTTTATCAGTTATCCTCGAGAAAAGGATGACGCTTTTTACCCTAGATGTTGGAACCGTATTGTTAATTGATGCACGTACGTCATTAATAGTTTTGAATTCACTCAGAAGGTCAATGTAATATGCCCCTTGTGTATATACACTCCATCTTCTTATTGATTCCTTTGTGTGCTTTGATGCAATGTATGTTCGTGCAGCAGCGCGATCTTTTAGTTCAATAATATTGATTTTTTTTATGGTTTCTACTGCAGCTTCATAATTCTTATGGTTTTTAATTTTTGATATTAAATGTGAGTGCGCAGTGTTTTTTAAAATTTCAGGTTTTTTTAATACTTTGCAGGCTGTTAACCTTCTGTTTCCTTCAACAATAATTCTCTTATTGCTTCCATTTTCACAAGGGATGGAAAATAACACTTCATCTGGGTGGTAACCATTCGTTAAAATAGATACAATTAGCTCTTTAATTGCATAGTTAGAGAGCATGACATTTATTATATCTTTTTCAGTTTTTAACTTTCCTTGTTTTCTGTAGCCAATAAGTCTTGGGTTGTTTGTATCTAATAATAATGATGATATTGCTTTGGATGTAAGATTGTTTTTACCAAACATTATAATCCCTCAAGAGTTTTGGGTAGTCTATTAACCAGAACATGATGATTTTACAGAAGTTCTAACGCGTACGCAAAAAAGTATGTAAGCTGTTAAGAGTGGTTACTTTGCCACACAACTTAAACCCGTCGCCGAGCAGGTTTTTTAGTGCCTGAAAAGTGGCGCAGTACGGTAAACGTGCTGGTGGTTGCGAATGTCGCGTTTTCATCTTGCTGGCTTTTTTGACAAGAGTTATTGGTATGTCACGTTAACCAGAAAAGGGAAAAAGACATGCTAAAACAGCAGGATATGACATCTGAGGCGAAAGCTATTTATGCTGAACTGACCACCGCACCGGCCACTGCCGGTGATATTGCGGAACGTACGCACACGAGTCTGGCCCGCTGCCAGTTTATACTGACGCAGCTGGTAATGGCGGGGCTGGCTTTTTATCAGTTCGGTTGTTACAAGCGCTGCCAGTAATGGCGGCTTCCCGTTGTGAAAATGGGCGACTGGTGGGTGTTAGCGGCACCTGCCAGCCATTTGCTCATGCATCCAGGTCACAAGCAAACCATGGCCCACTGCTTTCGCGCAAAAGCGATGTGAGCCTAACAAAGTTATGCTTACTGATCTATGAAAAATACTGTAAAAATATCCAGTTGTGAGTTGGTTAATGCTGATTGCCTGAAATTTATCCAGACACTGCCTGAAAACTCCGTCGATTTAATTGTTACTGATCCGCCTTACTTCAAAGTGAAACCCAACGACTGGGATAACCAGTGGAAGGGAGACGGCGACTACCTGAAATGGCTGGACTGGTGTCTGGCGCAGTTCTGGCGGGTACTGAAACCTGCCGGAAGTCTTTACTTGTTTTGTGGGCATCGCCTGGCATCTGATATCGAAATCATGATGCGCGGGCGTTTCAATGTGCTTAACCACATTATCTGGGCAAAGCCATCCGGACGCTGGAATGGGTGCAATAAAGAAAGCCTGCGGGCGTATTTCCCGGCCACAGAGCGCATTCTGTTTGCCGAACATTACCAGGGGCCATATCAGCCCAAAAGTGACGGCTATGCTGCAAAAGGCCGGGAGCTGAAACAGCACGTTATGGCCCCATTGATTTCATACTTCCGTGATGCACGCGATGCGTTGGGTATTACGGCAAAACAGATTGCCGATGCTACGGGCAAGAAAAATATGGCCTCACACTGGTTTGGTGTCAGCCAGTGGCAGTTACCGAACGCGGACGATTATCGGAAATTGAAGGCGTTGTTTGCGCAGGTTGCGGCAGAAAAACACCAGCGCGGTGAGCTGGAAAAACCACACCACCAGCTGATGGCTACATACGGTGAACTGAACCGGCAATATGCCAGCCTGCTGGAGGAGTACAAATCACTGCGGCGTCATTTTTCTGTGTCGGCACTGGTTCCCTACACTGACGTCTGGACGCACAAGCCCGTGCAGTTTTATCCAGGCAAGCATCCTTGTGAAAAACCGGCGGACATGCTGAGGCAGATAATTGAGGCCAGCAGCCGCCCTGGTGATTTGGTTGCGGATTTCTTTATGGGGTCCGGGTCAACAATAAAAGCGGCGTTGGCGTTGGGGCGTCGGGCAATCGGTGTGGAACTTGAGGAAGAAAGATTTAATCAAACTGTTAGTGAAATTCAAATGAGTTTTTAACTGGTATTTAATTTTTTTGTTTGGTGTTTGTATAAAATACAAAATTAAAGATATTTTTACTTATCTTGAATTTTCTTTCGGATTATTTTTGTTGAAATTGTTTTTTTCATCGTTATTATTCCCCCTCCGGTTCTGAGGGGACGACTTTTATCGCTCGGTCAAGTCTGCCCATAAATGAACCTTCATGCCGACTTAGCTCAGTAGGTAGAGCAACTGACTTGTAATCAGTAGGTCACCAGTTCGATTCCGGTAGTCGGCACCATATGCGGACATCGTATAATGGCTATTACCTCAGCCTTCCAAGCTGATGATGCGGGTTCGATTCCCGCTGCCCGCTCCAGGAATATGTAGGGTTCCTGAAAATTGAGAGACATTTCTGACCTCTATCCTTGTGCTATTGATGACACCAGGAATGACTCTCGAACTGAAAGGGTATTAATTGTTGTTGGTTATTGCTGATTTGTGGTGTGGATGAACCTGGTTTCATGGGGATGGTTAGGGAAACAAGCGTCGCAACACTTCCTGAGTTGCCGTTAACGTTACTGGCAATTCACGCATCACAGTTTTTTATTGGATTTGAATGACGTCTTTCGTAGTAGGCAGGTGCGAGCGTAGTGTTGGTAATACGATGAGACGTCATTTAAATGCAGTGAGCCTGCAAATAATGTGGGGCAAGGCAGCATTATCGTCTGCGTTTGATCAAAATCGTTGCGGGTTCAGGTTGCTGCTCCTGAACTCCCTGGGAACGAACCCAGCACTGCATTAACAATTGAGGTGCTCCCCAGGTGCGGGGATGGTTTGGAGAGCTTCAGACGAAGGCCATTGGCATATTACTTGAGGCAGGTGATATGTTTCGGGAGGCACCCGACACCTCAATTCTGTAACACTTATCACATGTAGCAAGTGATACGATCAATAATAAAAATCAATCACATGCGTTTTAGCCACCACCTCCCGTGAGGTGGCTTTTTTTATTTACTCTGTGGAGAAAAGGAGGGGAGAGTATTGGGAGTATGGTTTGTATTAGGTGGGATGCTTTGCTTCTTTATTGTGCATTTGGCAGATAAGCACTCGAATAAGCTGATAGCAGACATAACAATTTTTGCAGGGATATTCATGATAGCCCTTGCCGCCTTATTCTGAGGGGTGATTCTGGGAATGTGGTGAGCTGATGTCATATCTTATAACTTAGTTTTATTGTATAGAATTCGAATGGGTCATTTCCGAATAAGTAGCTGAGGCAGGCATAGGGAAATCATTCGGGGATGGCCCAACCGAATTTGTTATGCAAAAAATAAAAATAGCACCAGTTTATTGAAACCCGCCATCGTGCGGGTTTTGTCGTTTCTGAGGTCCGCTACGGCGGGCCTTTTTTATATCCGCGCCACGCCCGGCGCATATCAAAAACCACAGAGCCTTTCAGGGGTGAGCTTACGGGATGGTCAGTGTGACTTTCTCTGTGGGCTGGTCACTCCTGGGCGCAGGCTCACCCGCTAAAAGGAAAAGTCACGATGTTTGGTATTTTCAAAAAGAAAACCCGCAAGGCAATTGTTGAAGTGAAGAAGATGGAGAACCGTGATGCAGTAGAAGCTACCGTTTGGGGTGCGTATTCCATTGCATATGCTGACGGCACCTGTGACGCCAAAGAAATCGCGGTACTGGAGAAAACCATTGCTGCACTACCGGCTTTTGCGCCGTTCTCTGGTGAGATTACCCAGATGAGCGCCAATATCCGCGCACGTTATGAGGCATCTCCTCGTAGCGCAAATGCTCAGGCATTGCGTGAACTGGCTGATGTGGCGGGTACGCCTGAAGCGGTTGATGTGTTGTGCCTGTGTCTGGATATCGCTGACCAGGACGGTATCGGTCAGGAAGAAGAAGCGCAACTGAAGAAAATTGCACAGGCGCTGCAACTGCCGCTGGACCAGTACCTGTGAAGAGTGCGCGCCTTGTGCTGGCTGCCGTCCTGCTGTTTCTGGTAGTGGCGGTGGATTTTACCGGTCGCCTGATGTCGATACTGGCAGATGGTGTACTGGTGGCCGGAGTGGTTGCACTGCTCTGGCCATTACTTCGCAAAACGGAATAGCACCATACAAAAGGCATCTGAGGGTGCCTTTGATGGGGTGTTGTTTTTATGGGCCGCTGGTGGCCCTTTTTTATTACAGGAGATTCTATGGCTACGGAACCCGTATCCGGGACTGGCACTGCTGTGGCGCTTGGTGGAGCGACTGCCTACGGCGTGTTTACTGGTACGGATTTTGGGATTGTGTTTGGCGCGTTTGCCGGGGCGCTGTTTGTGGCCACGATGCCGCAGGCGATTTCAGCCTGGAGGATTGCGGGGCATTTTGTAGTGTCATTCATCATCGGTGTACTGGGGGCCAAAGTGCTGGCTTCATACCTTGCTGATAAGTCCGGATATGACAGCGCCTCGATTGATGCATTGTGCGCAGTGCTGGTGTCGGTAGTGTCAGTAAAAATTCTGTCGTTTATCCATCAGCAGGATATCGGTTCGTTGATATCGGGCCTGTTCTCCCGACTGCGGGGGGGAGGTGGCAATGGCAGGTAATCTTCCCGGACTGCTGAATGTGGCGCTATGTACGGTTATCGTGCTGACGCTTTTTTTCTACCGCCGAAAAGATGCCACGCATAAACCGCTGGTGTCGTGGCTGGCCTGGCTGCTGATGCTTGTTTATGCGGTCGCGCCGCTCAGTTATCTGTGCGGTCGTCCTCTTCCCGATAGCTGGGGCGTGGTGCTGGGTAATCTGTTGTTCTGTGCGCTTGTGGTATGGGCACGCGGGAACGTGTCAAAAATGCTGTCGTTATTGAGAGTCTAAAAGAAATTAAAAAAGATGTTTTTTAATTTCTCTGCTGGCTGAATTCGACATGGTACTGCTGAGGAATGAAACACAAGATTTATTTGCCAATGTCTCCAGTGTAAATTGGATTAGCTAAAGTTGTTATTTTCATGACGGTAACAGGTAAATTCAGAAGGATGTTATGAAAAAATTGGTACTGCTGTTTTTTTCTATTGCTTTTTTTTCGGTATCCGCCAGTGCAAATGACTTTTACAGAGCGGATGCCAGAACTCCTGAAGAGATTAGGCGGGCAGGAGGGTTATTATCTCGGGGGCAGAATGAAGCATATGATCGTGGAACGCCAGTAAATATAAATTTATATGATCATGCCCGTGGTACTGTAACTGGTAATACCCGTTACAACGACGGCTATGTATCTACTACAACGACACTTAGACAGGCGCACTTGATAGGTCAAAATATTCTTGGGAGCTATAACGAATATTATATATATGTCATTACTGCCGCTCCAAATTTGTTTAATATAAATGGTGTTTTAGGAAGATACAGTCCGTACCCTAACGAAAATGAATTCGCAGCTCTGGGCGGGATTCCATTGTCACAAATTATTGGGTGGTACAGGGTTTCTTTTGGCGTTATACAAGGCGGAATGCAACGTAACCGGGATTACAGAGGGGATTTGTTTCGGGGGTTAGCTGTTGCTCCGAATGAAGATGGTTATCAACTTGCAGGGTTTCCGGCCAACTCCCCTGCATGGCGGGAAGTGCCATGGAGTGCATTTGCTCCGGATCAGTGTGCGCCGAATAATAAAGCAATTAAAGTTTCGTCGTGCACTTCTGCCACAAATGTAATATCGAAATATGAGTTGACAAATTTCAAACAACTTTTAAAACGCAGGTCGGCCTTAATGATTCTAATGAGTGAAGACGATTTCATTGTTGTACATGGAGGAAGAGATGAACTCTAAAAAAATAATCAGTGCTCTTGTTTTGATGACTGGTATTGTATCTAGTCAGGTACATGCAGGTGTGAGTGAACACTTCAAAAGTATTTGCAATCAAACTACTGCAGGTATTGTGACTGGGGTGCAACTTAAGAAATATATAGCTGATATAAACACAAATACTCGAGGGGTTTATGTGGTAAGTAATGCTGGAGGTGTTTGGTATATTCCCGGGAGACGAGGTTATCCGGATAATGTCTTAACTAGCGAAATCAGGAAAACTGCAATGGCAGCCATCCTCTCCGACACGAAAGTAAATTTGTGTGCAAAGGCTTCTTCTAGTCCAAATCATATTTGGGCTATGGAGTTAGATCGAGAGTCGTGAGTGTCAATTATTTCTTGATTCTATTTTTTTTTGCCCCCATATGTTGGGGCAATATCTGTTTATAAAAGAAAAACTGAATACGAGAGCTAAGTATGTCGGGAAAATTCAGATTTAGTCGTCGCAGTGAAAAAAATCTGGAAGGTGTTAAGCCGCAACTGGTGGCTGTAGTTCGTCGGGCGTTGGAATTGACCGAAGTTGATTTCGGTATTAGTGAAGGGTTGCGCACGAAAGAGCGACAGAAACAACTGGTCGCCGAAGGCAAAAGCCAGACGATGAACAGTCGCCACCTGACTGGTGATGCGGTTGATGTTGTGGCCTACGTCGGCAGCCAGATATCCTGGGACTGGCCGTTATACGAGAAAATTGCCTGGGCATTTAAGCAAGCTGCAGCAGAGCGTGGGAACCACCCATTG